GTCGTTACGAAAAGCACAACAAGAAGCTTATATCAAATCTTTTCTAGAAGAATAATAAATAGGAGCGTAACTGCTCCTTTTTTAATGTCTGGTATTCAACTTGATAAGAAGGATAAGACATACATTGATTTGTCTCTTGCCTTTAAACCTTCTCCATTAACAAGTGATATCACTGTATTGAAGAATGAAAGGTCTATTAATAATGCAATCAAGAACATTGTTTTATTCTTACCATTAGAAGTTCCATTCAATCGTGATATTGGTAGTAATGCAACGAGATATTTGTTTGAGTTAGTAGATGAAGCAACTGCTGCTTTATTATCACAAGAGATAGAGAGAGCTATTCTATTCTGTGAGCCTCGTGTAACCTTCTCTCAGCCTAGTCAATCAGAGTTAAATGTATCTGAGTATCAACAGGCAGATTTCCTTCAGGTAGGAGAGTTATTTGTTCAGGATGATCTTGGAGTTACTGTTGATTCTGATGTAGATTCTAATACCTATGAAGTAACAGTGAAGTATCGTATTGTTGGCAGTACGAAGAGAATTGTAGTTCAGCAGATATTAACGCCTGCCGGATAGGTTATAAATAACTCAAAGCAGTAGGAATAGTACGTGGCCGGAGCAATCCAATTAACAGAAGTTGATTTTGATCAGATAAAGCTGAATCTTGTCAACTATCTTAAGAGCACAAAAGAATTTACTGATTATGACTTCTCTGGAAGTAACTTACAGGTTATTCTAAACCTGATTGCTTATCAGTCACAGTTGAATGCTTATTCAACTAATATGATTGCTAATGAAAGTTTCTTATCATCAGCAACTTTAAGAGATAATGTAGTTTCAAATGCAAAATCAGTTGGTTATATTCCCAATTCTTCTAAGTCATCACAGAGTGAAGTAACCTTCACTTTTCAGTTGACAACAACAGATTTTCCATCTGGTTTTCCTTTATTTCTAGATGTAAGACCAGGAATGGTCTTCACAACTGCAACTGGAAATACTAATTATATCTTTAATATTGTAGACGCTCAAACAGCACCTGTGAGTTCTGCTGGAGTTTGTACTTTTAACAAGGTAACAGTCTATGAAGGTACATATTTGAATGATGAGTTCACTGTAGATGCATCAAATTACAATCAAAAGTTTGTTCTGAAGAATCAGAACATTGATACTTCACTGATTCGTGTTGAAGTACAAGAGAATCCAAATCAAGAACAACGTACTTTCTTTCAACAAGCAAACAACTTAGTAACAACAACTGCTGAAAGTGCAGTGTATTGGATCGAAGAAGCAAACGAGCAATATTATGAACTCACATTTGGTGATGGGTACTTCGGAAAGAAGCTTCAGAACGGTGCGAAGATCTTTATTAACTATCTTGTGAGTAGTGGACCGAGTGCAAATGGAATCCAGGCGGCTTCTAACTTCGCTTATACAGGCAGAACATTCACTTCCGATGGTGTTTCTCTTAATCAGTCATCAACAGTTGTCGATGCATCAGTAACACAGGGTGGCGCACAGATTGAAAGTGTTGAACAAATCAAATTTAGTGCTCCAAAGTTCTATTCTGCACAAAANAGAGCAGTTACTAACAATGATTATAAGACTTTAGTCAAACAAATCTATCCTGCAGCGAGTGATGTGTATGTTTACGGTGGACAGGAGCTTGATATTCCAGAATACGGAAGAGTGTATATTGCAATTAAACCAAATACAGGAGAAACTCTTTCAAATGTAACAAAAACTGCTATTGTTGAATCTCTAAATGAGTACAGAGTGTCATCAATTGGAGTAATTATCACTGATCCTAGTATTCTTTACTTGGAATTAGACACAACAGTCTTCTATGACGACACAAGAACGATTAAAGACAATGCAGGAATCATTTCTGCAGTACAATCAACTCTGAATAGCAATGCAGTTTCTGGATCCATTGATAGATTTGGAGGTGCCGCTCGTTTTTCTAGAATTGTGACAGCAATTGATGCAGCTGATACAGCAATTACAAGAAACTTAACTTCAATTAGGATGAGAAAGGAGATTCGCCCAGTAATAGACACTCCTGCATCTTATGAAATCTGTTTTGATCAGCCTTTGCAGTTTAGTACTGGAGTTGGATCTGTTGGATCGACTGGATTTACTCTTTTAGGTCAAACAAAGATTTATTATTTTGAAGATGATGGTATTGGAAACATCCAAACCTATTATTATGACTCTGCAGGATTAAAAACCGTGGCTGATTTCCAATTTGGAACTATTGATTATGTAAAAGGTGAAATAAAGATAGGATACATCAGTCCTATAACATTTACAAGCACTGTTTTGCTTGGAGATGAGATTCACATTCGTGCTTTACCTCTAGGACAGGATGTGGTGGCTAAAAAATCAGTTTATCTGGACTTAGATGTTGATAACTCTAAGATTTCAGCTGTTATCGACACAAACGCACTAAGCTCATGACAGTTAATACAATTATTACTCCTTCCAGTCAGGTAGAAAGTCTTTTACCTGGTTATATTAACGAAACTTACACAGAATTCGTTAATTTTATGACGAAATCTGATGAAAGCGAAGAGCGCATTGGATTTTCTCAGAATTTGTTACAAAATCTTAATCAATATCGTGATTTTAACAATTACAGAAATAGAATTGTTCAGAAAGGTGTTCTTGCTAAGAATATTTCATCAACTGATACAGAATTAGAGCTCGAAGATGGGTACGGCTTCCCAGAAGAGGACGGAGTTCTATATGTTAATGATGAAATCATCTTATATCGAACAAAAATAGGAAATGTCTTTTATGAATTAGAAAGAGGAGCATCAGGAACAGTTATTCTGCCTACTTTTACTTCAAAAGGTACTTACAGAATCACAACGGCTGCTAATCACACTTCAAAATCAGTTGTTACTAATGTTTCGGTCTTATTTTTGGCTTCGATGCTCGAAACCATCTATGAAAGTTATGTACCTGATATTATTCCTGATCGTGTCTCTCCAGAAATCAATAATGCAACACTTTTAGAAAATATTAGAGACTTTTTTCAATCTAAAGGATCGAAATTAGGTATCAAGTCACTTTTCAAGATTCTGTTCTCTGAAAATGATGTAGATGTGACTTATCCTGGAGACAGGATGATTATTCCTTCCAAATCAACTTGGAACAAATCAGAAATCATTAGAGTTCTGCCAATTCCACGTAATCTATGTCCATCGACAGCAAACTTGCTTCCTCCTGACAAGTTTATCAACTCTAAGTTGACATATTATAAAGAAGGATATGATTTAGAAGATACTATCTTTGCAACAGCAATTTGCGAGTATGCTTTCTCTTATGTGTTTGAAGGTGATGTTCAGTATGAGCTCACTCTTCAGAAAGATTCACTTATGGGAGATATTCCTCCTAGTGGCAATACAATTCTAACCAGGGATGTAGATAAAGACGAGGAAACTATAACAGTAGAGTCAACTGTCAACTTCCCAATTGCTGGAGTGATTTATATTGGAACAGAAGGCATTTCTTATACTTCTAAGTCTCTAAATCAATTCTTTGGTTGCAAGCGTGGATACATCAGTTCAAGAACTGAGCATAGGATTGACGATAATGCATTTGGATCAAGAATTCTCAGAGGAGAGACAACTTTAGAAGGAATCAACTATCAGACTTATTGTTGGGTGCTTGGTCTTGCTCAGAAGGTGGATGTCATTGATGGAGGGTTACTTCATAAGACTTCTGACCCAGTTCATGTGAATGGACCTGGTGCTATNGATCCAAGACAACCTATTCTTGCATCTTTCATTGAAAACTACAATGAGAACCTTGTAACGCAGGCAGCACAACCTCCTGCAATGACAAATGTGAGTAATGTCACTGCTGGTGTCAATTCTGTTTATTTTGACAATGAGTTCTCTCTGATTGCAACTTCTGGATATCCATATTATACAATTGGGCAGTTTAGTACTGATGATTCTATCGGACCAAACCTAACAGCAATTAATATGGTTTATGGTATTCCATTACAAGATAATATCAAACCAGCTGACCAAATAAGCAAGGGAACCAATCAAATTGGAGTCTTTGTGGACGGCGTGCCAGCCTACAGCGATGCATCTCCACGAAAGGTTATAAGAGGTGACATTGCTAACTTTAAAGTCCTCACAGAGGGTTCTGGGTATGTTAACCCGACTGTTGTAATTGAACCTGCTCGATCTGAGGCAGTTGCAACTGTAGTTGATGGAAGAGTTACTGCAGTTGTTGCATCTACCTCTGTTCTTCCTGGAGATCTCTATAAAGCAAATCCAATTGTTAGAATCAGTAGTGGCGAAGGTGCTACCTTTAACATTACCTTCGATCTTTACGGAAGAATCTCAAGTGTGAGAGTAACGACTGGTGGTGACTACTATAAAGACGTTCCTGTTCTCTCTGTTGTCGATTCTTCTAATAGAGGACTGGGCGCGTTGCTTACTGCAACGGTTTCTGAAGGCAAAATCACTGGAGTGACAATTGTTGACAGCGGAATCGATTATAATCCAAACACTACTAGAATAGTTCCATTCCCAATTGGATCTGGATCGACAATTGATGCAACTGTTCAGTTTTATCAGTTTAATAGATATCAAGAAGTTATTAACAATAAAACTTGGACGTTTGATTCAGGAAATGGATTCCTTTATCAGAATCCATCAGAAGACAACGAAAGAAGCACTTATGGATATGTTTGCTCTCCAACTCAGTTAAGGAACACCCTTGGAGATGATGGAACTGGTCATTCTCCTATTTTAGGTTGGGCATTGGATGGAAATCCAATTTATGGTCCTTATGGATACACGAATTCTAAAAACATCAACAGTGGCGTCACAACGATGTCAACTGGATACATTTTACAATCAGATAGAACTAGTATTGTTCCTGGTGGTGAAATTTCTAACATAGGTACCTCACCGCCGACGGTTGGTCCATATGATCCAGATAGTGGTGTGTATCCAATGGGTACATTCACAGAAGACTTTGTTTGGACAGAAGAAACAGTATCATCTTTTGTATTCGAGTTAACAACAGATGATGGACTCAATATTAGTACAGAAAATGGTTTAGACATTGAAACTGATAGTGCAGTTAAAAATGTTAACTATCTTGATAGGAATAATGGTAGACTTTGTAATACACCTGAGTTTCCTCAAGAATTATATCCAGAAGGAATTTATGCTTATTTCATTACTATAAATGAGTCTAATTTTCCTGCATTCCCTTATATCTTAGGAACTGCATATCAAAACAATGCGGTTGAGTGGTATCTAGATTGGAACATCACTCCTTATCCAGAAAAGATTAAATTTGGACCTACTCCTTATACTCCATCTAGAAACTTCAATACAGACAAAGTTCAGAGATTTAGAACTCCATATCTATCAAATGTCAATGAAGATATTGAGGTTAATATTTCTACAGCAGAAACTGGTGGTATTTCTTCGATTGTGATTGAAGAAGCACTTCCTGAAAACTCAATGGTGGGAGATTCACTTTATTATGATAATACAGGACAAGGTGGATCTGGTGCGTTAGGTTTGGTTACCTACGTCGAAGGGGAGGACATTACTTCATCGACTGGGCAGATTCTGACAGCAAATCTTATTTCTCATAGACAGAGACTTGATTTGTCGATGAACACTACATTATCCTTCACTTTTGTTCCTTGGACGGAGTTTAGGACATGGAATGATGCAGTTGCAGTTGTGGAGTCTTATGATCCAGAATCAAAGCAACTTATTGTTCAAACAACCACGCTTCGATTAGTTTCTGCAAATACCATTACTGACGAGGATGGAATTCTACTTCCTTCTTTTTATGACAACCTCAATAAGCCCGTAAGACTACCAGGACCAAATCCAGAGAATGTTTTACTTGGAAACGCTCCTCTTGGTTCTTC